AGAAACTCTACTGCGTTAAGGCCACCTTGGTAACCGTTATTAATAATTTCGTCTTCTAAATGTTCTAAATGAGTATTTTTCGCCTCATTAAGATATTGTTTAAAACTATACATTTGTCTCCCACTATATCCATTATATCAAAAAATTACGCTTTTGTCAAGCGAAAAATCACTTTATTCCATTAATAAATCACTACTTACTAGACTATTTATACTAATATAACTTACCAAACGGCCCAAATGGGAAGACTTTACGACCTATTTTTTGACATAAGAAAATCAAATCGGTCATATATTCATGTACATTATCAATAGATTTGAAAGATGAAATTAGGTGTAAGTATGTTAATTGCATAAGTTTTGAATTAGCAATCCATGGTGATTGACCATCAAATGCTATTTGTACATTTTTAATAAAATCTTTAGGCATAATTTTTGTTTCAATAGGCACTTTCTTTGCACTAAAGTTTCTAATCATTTCTTTGTACATTGTTTCGTATTTTTTTGATTGTTTAGCAAAGTCTTTACCTGTGGTTGGAAAAGTTTTAGCATCATTCATAAATTTTGAATTATAAGGTTTGCCAGCAGTTAGTTTTGCAACTAATGCCAAAGGTGCTTTACCTAATCTAGCAGCTTCACCTTTACCTGTACCCTCTATTTTTAAATTAGATAATTTAGAAGTTGTATTACCTTTAACTTGAAATTTTGCAATTTCAGTACCTCTCAATCCCAATGTTAATACAGAATCTTGGGTTGAGAAATTAGCACTTTTTTTCTTACCATATGTACTTAAATCAAATTTAATTTTTAAAAGTTTATAATCAAATTCACCTTCTTTGTTTTCAACTGCCTTAAAAAATTTATCATCAAGGTTTACTTCTTGGTATTTTGCCTGTTGTCCTGATATTAGTTTTAAAGAAAGACCTACAACTTTTCTTTGTTTGTATAGATTTCTCATTATAGAGTTTAATTCTTCAATAGTTTGTGTACCTTTAGGACCGTCTATTTCTTTAAGTATAATTTTTCTGTTAACTTCTTTTTTATCTATTAACCATATATCTGCTGGATTGTATGAATCTTTTTGTGATATACCAAAATATTCTTTTATGGTTTTCATAAACCACATCATAAAACCGTCTTTACTATCTCTATCAAAAACAGTAAATTTAGCGCTAGAAAATTCGTCTAAAGTTTTCTTATGTTGTTTATAAAATGTTTCAAACCAGTTTTGTTCTATTTTTTGTGAAAATGGTAAAGTATAGTTAAATAGTTGCTTTTTATCCTGTACAAAAATTTCTTTTAAACCTTTTACGGTATCTTTATCTTTAACTATATCTTGTGCTGAATTAAAACGTTTGTTTTTTACAAATGATTGATTACAAATAAAGGCAGTTGCCTTTTCTTGCATGGCTGTGAACACAGCTTCTTGTACATTTATACCATTTAGTTTTGCCATACATATATTTATGTATGTCTATCGGCCAGTTCTTTGTGTACTTGTTGTAGGATTGTAGTTAGATTTACCATTATCTGACAGTTTTTCTTTTTCACCTCTACAATCAAAGAAAGGTGGAAAGCCAAATACGCCAAATGTTTTGTTTTTGTTTTGAAACTTAACAAGTTCTTTTACATCTTCTTCAAAGAAAGACTCTTTTAAGACTAACTTACTTGGCATTTCTACAGCACGCCAAAGTATCTCATTTTTTACTTTTACCATTTCTGTTTTGTAATAGATTGATGGTTTTCTTTTTCTTGCCTGATTGTGATTGTATTTTTTTCTCATATTTTAAAATCCGAAAATTTATCATACGCTTCTGCAGGTTGTGGACCTGCTGATTTTTCTATTTTATCTGGTGACTCTTGGTTACTATCAACAATCTGTTGTGCTGATTGTTCGGCATCATATAATCTCATTTTACTTCTATCAACACCAATTATAAATGCACGATTGACAGCAGGATCATTATAACGATTTTTTAACTGTTTAACTTTAATCTGATTTAGTTCTTCAAGTTCTTCATTTGATATTAAAGCAAACATAAAGTCAGCAGTAGCAGGTAAACCAAAACTTTCTGATGTATCTTCTAAACCAACATCACTTGACATATAACCAGTTCTTGTTGTCTGTGTAGCAGATACAATAGGCACATTATAAGTTACAGCAAGACCTCTCAATTCTTCAGCAATTGCCTTAATATAAAAGTATGATGATATATTACCACCTTTAAATCTAGCACTTGAACAAATGTTTAGATAGTCAATGAATACTATATCAGGTTTAAAAGATTTCTTTAATGCAAGTTCATCAATTAAAGATTTAAAGTGACCTGTATGAGCAGAAGCAGTAGGATATTCTTTAATAATTAACTGACCATTAACTTTATTTTGCATACTTTTGATTTTATCATCATAATATTTTTTAGGCATATCATAAAGTTCATCAATAGTTACATCTAATAAGTTTGCGTCAATTCTTTCAGCAATTCTTTCTTCAGCCATCTCTAAAGTAATATACAATACATTACGGCCTTGACTTATCATATTAGCAGCAACATGGCACATAAACAAAGATTTACCAACACCTGTACCTGCAAGAGCAACATTCAAAGTCTTTGGCGGTAGACCACCTTTTGTAATACGATTGAAATAAGTTAAATCAAACTTTAATCGTTCTTCAGTTCTATGATAATATTCAAATCGGTCATCTGTTTGATTTAAATAATCATGCCCAATATGTGTATCAAATGAAACAGCAAGAGCGTCTGATAAAATACCTGGTATTGCTTCTGGTGTATGTTGTTTATCTTTACCATCTATAATTTTAATACCTTTGAGTACAGCATTATAAACAGCACGGTCTTTACAAAACTTTTCAGTTGTATCTAATAACCATTGTTGGTCAACTTCTTCATATACTAAACCCTTTAAAAGTGATTTAGCATTTTTATATTCGTCTTCGGTAAGTGTTTTTAGATTTGATAATTCAATTGTAATTGCTTCTTTATTAGGAAGATTATTATACTTGATAACAAAGTTATTGATGATATTAAATAAAGTTACTTCATCTCTATTTCTAAAAAAGTCTTCTTTTAGAAACGGTAAAGCCTTTCTTGTAAATTCTTCGTTATGTATTAGATTGGATAATAATGTTTTTTCAAAATTATCATTTGAATTGTATGTTGCCATTTTCTAACTGCTCCTCCATTACCTCTATTAATATATCACCAATGTAATTCCTAAATTCTGTTGTGGTGGTATCAACGTCATTAGGGTTCTTTTTAATATCATAAGTAAATTTTAAAGGTAACTGTCCATTAGCATTTTCTTCGGATGCAAATTGAACATTTGTATAAGCATATATTATATCATTATATGGCGCTTCTGTCAACTTTACACAACTGTAATCGTCAACATCTCTTTGAGCAAAAACGTATTTCTTTTTATTCTGCCCCATAGAGGAATTCTTTTTTGGCTGCCTCGTCAATCTGAGCGAGAACATCTTTAGTAAAGAATTTATCAGGTTCATTATTGATAGTTTTGGCATATTGTTTTGATCCATCTGGTAATTCTATTCTAGTAGAAACAGATTTAAATATGTTATGTTTGATAGCAAGGTCTAATAAACCATAATACTTATCAAGGCCATCTTTATATGTTAATCTTACATCTATTAAAGCATTTTCTTTTGTTAACCTTGACTTATAGTTTTTACAATGTATGATGTTACCAACAACTTCTTTGCCATCTTTTTCTTTTCGTTTAGATAGATAGACAATATTTGAAGCAGCATATTTTAATCCAGAACCACCACCCATTTCTTTTTGTGGAAACATTGAACCAATAACATCATAAGTGTGATTAGTCATAATCATTGGTACTTTTGCCTTACCAAGTTTAAGTGTTAATACTCTAAATGCAGCCTTGACAATTTGACTTCTTGTCATATCTCTTGTTTCTTTACCTTCAGCAGTATCTTCCATTTCTTTTGTAGTAGATAACATTCCTAAACTATCTAATACAAACATAATAGGTTTTCTTTTTGATTCTTCTTGTTCTAAATATTTGTCAATTACTTTTATTGATTGGTGTCTAAATTCTTGTACTGTTGCAACTGGTACTATGACCATTCTCTTACTATCAATACCTCTTGTTTCAACTAAATCTTTTGTTAACGCACTTTCTGATTCAAAGTAAATTACACCTGCGTCTTTGTTTTTATCTAAAAATGCTTTTACTATTCCTAATGCAAAGAAAGTTTTACCTGTTGCAGCTTCACCTGCAATTGCTGTTATTTTGTTTGATGGCATACCACCAAAGATTGAACCAGATAGTAAAGCATTAAGAGCGTGTGAACCTGTATCTATAAAACTATCTACATCACCTGCTTCTACACCATCACTTACAAGTGTAGCATATTCATTACCTGTTTCTTTAATTATTTCTTTTAAAAAGTCACTCATTCATTGTCTCCTTATTATGTGTCTATTATATCAGATTATATGTTTTTTGTCAAGCGGTCTTGGTTCACCTTCCCATTCAAATCTATATTTGGTATCTTCAGGTATCCAACCTTTTATAGGTTTTTCATAATCACTGCTTTCCATTCTATTCCATATGTTATTAAACATCTCGGTTGTATCTACTTCGCCATATTGAGAAAATACAGTTTTTTGTACATTCTTTAATCTATGTTTTAAAAGTTCTCTATTATATTCTAATAGTCTTTGATAGTCCCAATATTCCTTGAGGTCTTTGTAAGATGTTTTTGAAATGGCCATGTTCATATTTATTTAAAATAAAGTTGCTCTTCTACTATGTCTGAAGTAATCTATTTTTTCTTTAGCAAAACACCATACATTCTCAATATATATTCGATTCATAAACTCGGCCTTTTCTTCTTCACTTTCAAATAGTTTATCTGATTTAGGTCTTTGCATTATCCTCATACCTATTTGACCTACAAAATGTTCTTTTAAACTATCAACTAATTCATCACCACTATAATATCTTGTTCCTTTAATTGTAGGATCCATAATGTTAATAAACAGATGGCCTTTGTCTGATAATGATTTAAAACTATTGATTGAAACTGGTAAATAAAAATCATCACGCCATTTGTCATATTCATTAAACTTAAACCAAGATTGATTTTCTTGTTTTTCACCACCTTCGTTATATCGTTCAGTAGAAAAATATGGTGGACTTGTAAATGCACAATCAATATCTTTTATTGTATCCCAAGGCAAATCTTCAGCACCTGTATTATAGATTGTAACTTTTTTAGGTTTAGATAAGAAACTGTTATACGTTTCTATTTGTTTCATATATTGTTTGTAAGTATTAGGATTTGGATCGCAACCAATATATTCTTCAGCATCGCTGGCAAAGAAACCAGCAAGTCTATCACCCCAACCACAAGAAGTATCTAATACTTTTTTAGCATTGGTCATTTGATATATTGTTTTGGCAACATTGGGTTTAAACTGTGTAGCGATATAAGTTTGTAATCTAAAGGCAGATACATAACTTTTATCATCTAAACGACCACCTCTTAATTCTTCTTTGCCTTCAACTGTAACAGGTTTCATACCATTGATTCCACGCCAGATGGGGCCAAGACATCTCCATATATCTTTTGCTGTACCATTGTACCATACATCTAATGGTGATTTAAAACTATAACTTGAACAATTTAATCTTAAATGTTGATGAAAATAATTTGATACATCATTGTAAATAGATGGTGCGTCTATAATACCTAAACCATATTCTTTAAAGTTATATTTGTAATCGTCATATTTTTCTTTTACATTTTTTTCTAATTGTTCAGTAGGTTTTACATATTGCCATACATCTTGTTTTTGTAAACCTTTAAATGCCTGACGCATTACTTCATAAGATATTTCTTTTAAAGGAAACT